CAAAATATCCCCAAAATTTTGATTATCTACAGTGTCATACACATAATTAAAATCATCACCCAAAAGGGTGTTTTTCACAGTATACACAAAACGCAATCCACTAGAGTCTTCTGAAGTAGCGGCTCCAGCAAAAGGATCAGAAACAGCCAATTCCCTAAACAAACCATCCATTTTGAAACCAGCTTTGTTCAAAATCTTGCGCATCAAACATCCAGCTACAGCTAAGGAAATTTCATTAAGAAACATACTTGAATGCGCAACATAAACAGTGTCTGGAGATGCCACTTGACCATAATGTTCAAATGTACGTTGAAATCCATATGTTTGAGCTTTGTTTTTGTTAACAAACTTCTTGTTTTTTCTAACAGCCTTTTTGTACTTACGTACAGTGCGGCCGGCTTTCTTCATTTGTTTTTTGTACAAGGGTTTCGCTATACGACTTCTTTCCAAGTTACGAGAATTACGGCGCCCAAACAAATTACGTACAATACCACGGCCAGGATAAGACACCCTACGGACTTTGGAGGTTCTTCCAGTGTTGCGAAGTGTACTAGCTGATCCGGTAATGGACTTTCTCTTTCTTGATCCTGGTTGCATTGAATTTTGGTAAGTTTTTCCAGCATCCCATCCGTATTTAGCTCCTGCAATCGCTCCTGGTACATTTCCCACTATATAACCCACCGTTGCTCCAGATATAGCACCTACAGTTTGCATAGGAAAGATTTATTCGTTTATTTCAATTATTTCTAATCTCCGCTCCAAAGCAAGATACGAAGTGTAATCTAACTCTTTGTACCAATCCCGAGGATGAAGATTAGAAGTAATCCAAATGTTTTCAGCTACCAAACAGGTGGAAGCTCCCTTGATCTCCACAAGTACTGGGTAGCGATCAAACCATCTGAGAACATGGGCGATGTCGATACCTCCTCGAAATTCATCGATAACAACATTTCTTTGATCTCTATAACCGTCCCAAAACTTCGATCTTGGATCTTTAGGGTAAGCATCCCAACCGGCTTCTGCCCAAGCTCGCCGTGACTTTCCAGTGCCTGTAGGTCCATAATAGACAACGACTTTACGTTCGACAGCAACAGGTAGAGAGTAGTCTGCACGGATCGTACGGAGTGTCCTATAATGTTGAATACGAATTGGCGCGGGGATCTCGAGGAGATTGCCCTCGACCGCTTTAGCCCACACTGCGTCCCAATCGGACTTACAGTTTCTCTTGGTGGGCTTGGACCCCAGCTCAAATCTGGTTCCCTCAACGGCGGTGTCATCCTTCCACACGTATTCATCTGCAGCGGCTGATCTTGATAATTCGCAGTGAGCCTCGGGGACAAAGGTGGTCTTGCACATGCGCAATCGGGTAGAAGCTTTAAACACCACCAACAACTGCCAGTGTTCATATCCAGTCTCCCCCACCTCTTGTTGACCTCTGATATAGGCAACATTGTTGGGGAGCTCTTCTGCGGTCCATTGTTCCCATTTGTCTCGGCAGATTCGCACCATCCAATATCGTCCTGACATTTCATGCTTTGCTTCAAATGTATCGCCTTTTATATAAAATGCGGAAAAAATTAAATGACGTGGCTTATATTTAATCTCCGGTGGGGGGGTCACAAGGACCCCCCGGGCGTTAAACGAGAGTGTAACGCGGCGTCAGTAAGGAATATTAGTGCACGGACATACGGTGCACTTTTGTATTTACTGACGCTCGCGAATTCTCGTTACGGCTGATCCTCGATTTGGGAGGGGGTCTATGTTTGGATTCCCAGGGGAACAACAGGTGTGATCTCGTCAGCATTTGCAATAAATTGCAAATAGCTTCCTCACAGTCCCGGTTGTGTCTCCAAAAACGGAATGGTTAGATTTCATTGCGTTTGACCCCCTACCCTAACCCCAAACCCTAACTAACCCTATAGGTTGTTAGAAGCAATAGCATTGTTAGGTCACACTTCACAGGTAACCTTTTTTAATATACAATGTTAAGTGACCAGTGGCTTAGATGGGGGTGTGGCTTAGGACACCCTGGGGGTGTGGCTTAGTACACCCTACTCTGGGTATATAAGAAAGTGATTCCCCCCTAAATTTTTCAAAAAAAAAATGTCAACCCGAATCACCAAGATCAACTTTTTGGATACTCCCTGCAAACCCTATGCAGTGATCTACCGCAAAGACTCTCCAAAGCAAGTACTTTGGAAAAAGGCAAGACTTTCAACAAAAGATTTTATTAATAAATGTCTTTCTGCTTAAGGAGGTAAATTACTAGTTTCTTGTACATTTAAAATGTTATCCAAGGGTGTATCTCGTTGCTTGTAATAACAAGTAACACCAACTTCATAATGTTTTTCATAAGCAATAGTGACAGGATTAGTTGCTGGAGTTCTCAAAGTTTCTTCAAAACCAACCATTTGAGAATGGCCAATAACTCCGTTAAAAGCAACTGGAGCAACTTCATAATTGGTCGCTTGCATCTTTTTCAATAAATTAACCATCTTGCCCTTATAAACATATGTAAAATGAGTTTTTTTCATTTCACCAGGTGCAAGAGTAAACTTTTGTGTTTTTTCAATGTTGGCAAAGTATTTCCCATTTAAAGGTTCTTGAGAAGGAGCAAATTCAGATCCACGAATCAAATTAAGACCAGTGGTATACATTCGACTAAAAATTTGATTCGAATCAGTTGAAACTGTTTGTCCACTAAATCTAACCCTAGGATCTGCATGTTTGAAATCATACAAATATCCTGTCAAAGGTTGAGTATCGATTCGGTCCGAATCGAAAATTCCAGTGCCTGATGCAGCAGCTGTTCTATTTTGAACAGTCAACTCTGATTTTACAGAAATATTCAAACTTAAATCTTGCAAAAACATTTCTGCTGCCAATCTGTATCTTTTATCACCAAGAGGAACACCAACAGCGATACCATTATAATCAACAGTGTAAACAGCAAGTTTAAACGGTTCATATACTTCAGGCGTTGCGGTAATGATTAAACTGCTTCGATCCATAAGAAATTTCCCGATATGAAGAGGTAAATCAACAAAAGCATTCAAAATATCCCCAAAATTTTGATTATCTACAGTGTCATACACATAATTAAAATCATCACCCAAAAGGGTGTTTTTCACAGTATACACAAAACGCAATCCACTAGAGTCTTCTGAAGTAGCG